CAGTTCCGCGACCCTCATTTTTATTTATACCAAATGTATTGATATATTATAAACTATCATGCATAATAAGTTATACAAGGATTATGTAAATGTTAAACAAAATCAAAAATTTATTCAAGAAACCAGAGCCGCCTAAGCCTGAACCTGTAGCTGAAAAGCCCAAAAAGCCTAAACAGCCAAAAAAGCAAAAAGAGGTTACATTAAGTGAAAAGGAAAAGGCTACACAACAGGGTGAACCTTATATTGCCATTTTAAAAGTAGAAGTCAGTCCTGACGATTTGGGAAATGGTAGTTTTGAACTAGATTGGAATGACAAGTTTGTAGTTAATTTAGTCAAACAAGGGTATAAGATTAAACAGACTGATACAGACGCAGAGATCGTAGATCGCTGGTTCCAAACTGTATGCCGTAATATTGCATTAGAAATTTATGAACAAGATCAAGCCGACCCCTCAAATCGGGATATGATCAGTGACATGCGAGTTATAAGAAGTAGAGATATTGGAAACGGACGCTCAGAAGTCAGTTAAATCAATAACTTACGCTGGTTTAAAAACTTGACATTTATTTTTTAGTTAGTTATAATATACGTAGTTTTTAACAAAAGCCGTATATTCGGCAAGGCAAAGTATGAAATTAAAAATTCCTAAAGGTCAAGCAGTAAATATTTCTAAAATCTACAATGCAGTAGATAACAAGAATCTTAAACAGCGAAAACCAAAAAAGATAACCAGTCTTATTGATTTGGCTGAACAAAATAAACAAATTATGGATGCCATCAATAATCTTAAGGCACAGAATGTGCAATTTAGTATTAATGATTTTGGTAAATCTGGATACGTGACAATTGGTGATGTATTGTTTGACGAGATCGCACAGCGTGATTTACTATTAGATCATATCGCAAAGATTATAACCGTTTTTAATCCATCACTGACAAGTCCTGTTTTTCTTGCCGATGTTAAAGGTGACCTTTTTAATTTTGACACAATGCACGGTATTTGTAATTTTGCGTTGTTTTGTAAACATGGTCTTATCAAAGAAGTTGACCCTAAAAATTGGTTAAAAGCGAAGTATGCATCATATACGATTCCAAATGCAAGTGCAGGTTTGCCTGCATATAGTGCATTGTCACGTAACGGTTTAGGTCAAAAGAAATGGACTAGCTTTGACCAACATAAAACTAAAGTAGGCCTTGCTCGACAATATCCCACTCATTATGGAAAAATGTTTGAGGAGAATGTTGTGCTACAAGACCTTTGTGAAAAATACGAGGCTATTCCTGTTAGCCCACAAAGTGTTTATAAAGGTAAAGCCGGTACTATTAGTTCAGTGCAAGCATTGTACAAATACGATTATTATCAAGTAGAATTTGCATTAGAACGACATAAAGCACATTGGCATGGCACGCATCTTGATGATGCTGCTTATGGTTTTTATGGCAATATGATTAGTTATGGTAAAAGTATTGGTTGGACTAAAAAACAATTAAACAAACTTTCAGACCATTTAAATGCAATTGTTTTTGATTTTTTCACTGACCTTGCTGGTGCTCGCATTGTAGTAGTTAATACACATGAAAAATGGTTCAGAGCATGTAATCCATTAGCTAAAAAAATTCCCAATCCTACAGATGATTGCTTTTTAGCTATTATGCAAAAGATTTATTTAAAATTAAATGGTAATTGTCAAGTAACTAGTCATGCTTATAACTATGTTCATAATAACAAGGATATTTACGATTATTTACCTGACGAAATTAAAAATAAGGTAGATGAATATGTCCAAAATAATATTACCTGGTGAGTGTTCTTGGTTTTATCTAATTGAGTTGTGGCATAATAATATCAAAGGATTTGGTATTACCAATAACTTAGAACGTAGATTGACCAAAGGATATTGCTATCCTTCTGCATCAATACAAAAGTTCTGTCATTTATACTACGGTAAACAATCACAAATTAGAGCATTAGAACGTTGGTTTAAAAATGAATATCGTAGTGAATTATTGGTTCTGATTAACAAAAAATTAGAATGGATTGACCCAAATAGTGAACTTAATAATTTACAAGAAATGATCAATGTTATTGAAGAAAGAATGGTTGCCAGTGAATATAATGAAATTTATAGGGTAAAATCAAAACACTTGCCCTATCAACCCAGTAAATATTTTACCGATATCAAAGAAAAACCTGATTATTTTTTACAAAAAATAGTTTGACATTGCCCAAAATTTAGTATAATATACACATATTATGAAATACGCATTAATTGATACAGCAAATACATTCTTCCGTGCCCGACATATTGCCAGTCGCAATACTGAAACATGGGAAAAGGTTGGAATGGCATTACATCTTACACTAAGTAGTGTCAATCAAGCAGTAAAACGATTTGGCATTGACCATGTTGTGTTCTGTCTTGAGGGTCGTAGCTGGCGTAAAGATTACTATAAGCCCTACAAGGCTAATCGTAAACTTGACGAAAGTGCTATGACTGAAAGTGAGATTGAAGAAAACAAGATGTTTTGGGAAACATATGAAATGTTTACCAATTACTTGCGTGAGAAAACTAATACTAGTGTGTTGCGTCATCCTAATGGTGAGGCTGACGATATGATTGCGCGTTTTATCGCATTACACCCAGATGATGAACATGTTATTATCAGTAGCGATACTGACTATGTACAATTGATTAATGAGCGTGTTACACAATATAATGGCGTAAGCAATCAATATATTACACTTGAAGGCTATCACGATGAGAAAGGACGACTCATTGTTGACAAGAAAACAAAAGAGCCAAAACTATTAGGTGACCCACAATTTTTACTATTTGAAAAGTGTATGCGCGGTGACAGCACTGACAACGTGTTTAGTGCATATCCAGGTGTACGTACTAAAGGTAGCAAAAACAAAATTGGATTGATTGAGGCATATGCTGATCGTCATAAGCAAGGTTTCAATTGGAACAATATGATGCTACAGCGTTGGTCTGATCACGATGGTGTTGAGCATCGTGTGCGTGATGATTATGAACGTAATCGTGTGTTAATTGATTTAACCGCACAACCTGACGAGTTTAAGGTGTTGTTTGATGAAACAATTAAGAATGATGTACGCACAACCACAGTACCTCAAGTGGGTGTACATTTTATGCGATTCTGTGGCAAGTACGAATTAAACAAAATTAGCGAACAATCAGATACGTTTGCTAAATGGTTAAACTCTCCATATATAGGTATATTACATGAGTAAATATTTTTGTAAAGATTGTAAGTACGGCAAAATTCCTTTTATGACTAAGTTTGGCAACATACTATTTTTTGCTAAAGATGAAGATTTTGAATATGTATGTACAAGAACTAATGCTACCCCTGTTGTTACACATAGCCCTGTAGTTGGCACAGTTGTTGAAAAACCTAATAGAAACTATGAAAAGTGTTATAACGAACGAGCAGAAAGATTTATAGGAGAAAAAGATAAATGTGGACCTAAGGGTAAATACTGGACTCCAAAAAATAAAAATGATTTATTCAAATATTTAAAGAAAATTTAGTGTATGATTAGTTATTTTGACGATTTTTTACTAGGTACTCAATTTGTCCCGCTTAATCAAAAAATGCTTAAGCGTTATAAACACGGGTTACGTCAGGATATAGGACATACAAATTTTCCTTCTGAAAATCAAGCAGTTAGAATTAGAACGTCTAGCAATGATCACGATTATACTGAAAGTAAAGTTTTGCTAGGTATTGAGATTGTTCCTGCAATAGAAAAAATGCGTGAGACATTATTGACTTTAGGTTATGTTGATCCAATGGCATATAGTGTTTGGTATCAATATGGCGATAAAAATCATTTAGTTGGAAAACATTTTGATGGTATTGTGCGTAACAGTACACCTGAAAAAAGTCTATCAACTTTTTTATACACTCACAATTATTGGGAAGATGATTGGGGCGGTGAGTTTTGTGTTAATAGCGCAGAAGTATTACCTAAACCCAATAGATTGATTGTTTATTCACGTGATGAAGAACATTGGATAAACAAAATTAAACACACATTAGAGCATAATTATATGCGTATGTTTTTTGGAGTTAGTTGGAGTACACAATGATACTTGTAGCAAAACCAATTATTAAAGATCAGTATTGGGTAGTTACCGACGGTGAAAAGAAAGTAGGCAATGTAACTGCCAATAATGCAGGTTATGAAGTAAAGTTAAATGACAATTTTTTACAATTTAACAATACTGAAGAAATTAAAGAAAAAGTAAAAATTCGTTTTGAACCAATTAAAACTAATAATAGTAAAGTAGAAATGCCCTACCCAGAGTATCCTACTCCAGAAAAAGTCTATAATTCAGTATTTGATATCAAACGTAAGTTACATTTGTTCACAACCGAAGAAAAAAGTAAATGTTTGCAGGCTGCAGGATACTTTGTAGTGGAACAAAATGGTGTAAAAGAGGTACAATTCTGTCCAAAATACATTTTTATTCAACGATATCCTTATAAAGGACCCTATAAAACTGAAATTGAAGCCTTGGCACATATAAATACACAATGATTCACGTTAAAAATTTCATGGATAAAGTCTCATTACTAGAAAGCAAACGAACAAAAGATTTAGTAATGCCTATGACTGATGCTAGGGGATTGCGTGATGAAATTATGTCAATATTAATTGACTTACATAATTTAAAAAACAATATAGATGACAAGGTTTTACAGGTTGAAATTAAAGGCGGTACGTTTAAGTGAGCAGAACTCAGCCAAAAGTCATATTAGAGTATGTAGATAAAAATACATATAAGACTGAACAGATCGTTGAAGCCAGCGGTATTTGGTCTGTGTATTATGACGATCAGCCTATTAATTTAAAAAGTAGTCATTATCTTAACAATGATAATGCGCCAAAATATAAAAAGACTAGTTTTAGCAATCCAGGTCATGCTAGAAACCTATGTAGAAAACTTAACGCGCTATTTAAGACAGATAAGTTTTCAGTCGTTTTCTTAACGACAGGTAGGCGCGTATACCCTGATGAGTAACCAGAATACTTTAAAACATCAATTAGTAGCAGCAATATTTGATCAACTGCCAAGCGATCAACGGCCACCCAAAACAATAGATAAAATGGTATTCAGTTGGTTTGAAACTGGACGTCAGGGTAATAGTCTACGATTAACACTTGAGGGGAAAAGATATTTTGACATTGCGTGTATTGAAAGTTATAGTTATCCAATTTTTGATAGAGATGTCAATACTTTATTAAATACAAAATATTTAGACGATTATTGGATTAATAAATTTACTTTAAGTTGTGGACGTTTTTTGCGCTGCCCATATCATATTGGTGATCAAAAAGTAACAGTATATGATGGCAAGGTTGCCATGATGATAGGGTTATATGGCGGCACATTAATAGATTATTTGATATCACAGGAGCAAATCTATGACAGACAAAAAGAACAAGGGTATTCCAACACAGAAGACGGGATTTAACCCAAACAATTTTAAACAAGGTAAAGGTCCAAAACCTAGTAAAGGATTTGGCAAACCAACAGTTCGTAAAACAGGAAGAGGACGATAATGACTGACGTAACCCAAAATGAACAATCACAACAAATTCAAACAACTGAAGTAAACTGTGATTTTTGTAGTAAACCACAAAGCGAAGTTTTTCGTTTGGTAACAAATGAAAAGGGCATTGCCATTTGTAATGAATGTGTGGCAGTTTGTGTTAATATCATAAACCAAGCAATTGACGACACAAAGTTACCACAAGTAAAGTTCCATAGTTAGTTGATTTATTGATAATAGTAGCATATAATAGAAATCTATTTGGTTATTTTGGGTTTTTATGAAAAAGCTAGTTATTTTTGGGTTAACCGTTCTAGTAGGATGCGGGGGCGGTGGCAGTAATAATACCACAACTCCTGTTAGTAAACAGGGAGTAACCTCAACTACCACTACTGTAGCTACTAGCACAAACAATATGGTGTCTACTACTGTGCCTACTGTATCAGTACCCACAGATGTTTCACAAATAAGTTATCCCTCAAGTTATCAAAACACTGTTACATTAGTTGATGCAAATGCATTTTGCGATATTGATAATAGTGTAGTAACTTATCCGCTAAGTTGGAATGGACCTCAAACTTTACCATATGTAACCGGCAATTCATTAAATAAGAATTTACTTAGATCAATTGTTGTAAACGATATTACACCAAAAACAACATATACAAGTAATACATCGATAACAACTTCCTGTCCAACACCAGACAATGTAACAGAATTTAGCCGAACAGTTACAAGATTAAAATCATTAGGTGTTGATGTAGTTCAAATTGCACGTTATTACAATGCAATTCAAAATAATGATGGAAGTTATACTTTTACACCTGATACTAAAAACTCATTAAGTGATTCTGAATTTGCAAGCGAGGTTAACATTGCACACGCGGCAGGAATTAAAGTCCAAGTTACAAATGCAATTTTATGCTGTGTTAATTCTAACGGGCAAAACATTTCAACACCTGCAGGTAATACACAGAATTATAGTTATTGGCTAAATTCTTTACAAACTTATATGGTAAATCAAGCCAATACAATGCAATCACTTAATGTTGATATTTGGCAAATGGATTGTCCATGTTTGTATAGTGATAAAGGTGATGGTAGCACGCAATCAATTCAACAATTTGTTACTGCATACGAAAATATAATTAAATCCGTATCATCAGTATACACTGGTAAAAAGTTTGTTGTAGATAATAGCTTGTTAGACAATTCTGCTTATATTTTATCCAAAATTGATTATGTTATGGCATATGCAAATTATCCATATTGGATAAGTAATCCTGCAAGTACAGATAGCAATTTAACAGTTGATACGGTTAAACAAGATTACGCAACTGCATATATGGTTTCCAATTGGACTGATTTATCGGCAAAATATAACAAGCCACTTATAATATATGGAGACGTACAATCACGTAAAAATTATCTATCTCAACCAGGTTACATGGAAGAATACATGTGTGAAAATACCATTGGTGGGGTAACATTCCCAATGGGTACAACCAGCCCAACTGGTTCAAACACTTGCATTGAGTTAAATACTACTCCTGCATTTAATGAGCAAGCAATCATTATAGAAGCAATGTTGGAAACAATTAATTCGGCTACTCTTCCTACAGGATCAATTGTACAAATAGATGGATATTTTTCAGACGATTTTATGTCAATGAACGGGCCTACGTTTCCCGCAATAGGCAGAAGTATCAGAAATAAGCCTGCTGAAGGTATTGTAAAGCAATGGTTTATGCGGTAAACTGTAAGTCATTGATTTT